AAACGACCAAAGTACTCCAAGCTGGGAAAACAGATCAAGAAGCGTCTGATTGACAAGCGCATGACAGCGTGCGAACTGGCAGGAATGCTTGGAATAAGCCCTCAATATTTAAATTTAATTATCCATGGAGAACGATCAGGTGAAAAATATGCCGAACGCATTAGGGAGATTTTAGAAATTGACACTGCAGCATGAAAGGAGTGAGCGGATGACCGAGATTTATGTAAGTCTTTATGATGCGGCTGAACTAGAAGGAATATCTTATGATGCAATGCAACGAAAAACACATAGAAATCCTGAAAAATATCAGCTTAAAAAAGAAAAAACTGAATGCGGTGGAAAAGATTTATCCATGATTGCTCTTTCATCCTTATCCAAGAAAGCTGTTGCTGCATATAAGGAACGACAGAAATTAGCAGAAGTTCCAAATGTTCCCGGCATGGAAGAGGTTGCGGTGAGTGCGGAGAGTGAGATGCCGTGGTATGTGAATGAGGATGTGGACTACTTCATGGAGAAGCACAAGACCGAGTGGTATACGGCAATGGAACTGGGAAATATTGTCCGGGAGTTCCTCAACTACGACAGCGCAGGGCGGACAGAATTTGCCGAACACTTCGCACAGGAGCGGCTAGGAAAAGGAAAGCGGACGCTATACCGGTACGCAAAGAGTTATCTGGAAGCCTCAGCGTGGGCAGACAAGCTGCATAAGCAGGATGGCTGCAATTATGATTTTTTTAAAGTGCTATGTCTGTGCCGGAAACCGAAGGAAGCCGGAACATTTCCAAGTTTCACCCCAGAGGTGAAGAAGGTCATACAAAATATTTGGTTCAATCCAGATTTTGCTCGAAATCAGGGCACAAGAGAGATGCTGTATACAAAGCTTCAGGCGGTTGCGTCTGTCAATGGATGGACTAAGATTCCATCGTACCAGTCAGTGGCAAGGTACATCAGTTATCTGATGCAAGATGAGGGCATGAAGAATGCATGGTATCTGGCAAGCCGGGGAGAACGTGAATATAAGAATAAGGTTATGGTCAAGGCAGAACGTAATACAAAAGATCTTCGTGTGATGGAGGTTGTCATGGGAGATGAGCATACATTTGACTGCTGGGTTGCATATACAGCTCCAAATGGAAAAGTGACAGCAATCAAACCACATCTTGCCGCATGGGTTGATGTAAGGAGCCGGATGATATTGGGAGATGTGATGTGTAAGGATGCCAACAGTGACATATTGAAAGAATCACTGTTAAAGCTGATCTATCATGATGCAGGAAGCGTACCGCAGTACATTTACATAGATAACGGTAAGGATTACACGGCAAAGGACATGACAGGATTCGACCGGGACGACAGACAGAGGACAGGGTTTGATGATGCTGCAGTTGGATTTTATAAGTCCATTGGTATTGAGGATTTTCACAGGGCTCTTCCATATTATGCTTGGGTAAAGGGACAGATTGAAAGATTTTTTGGAACTGTGTGCGGACGATTTTCAAAGTGGTTTATGAGTTATACCGGAACACTCACAGGTTCTAAGACATTTGCCAAAGTAGAAAAGGACATAGATGGAATGCTGGAGCGTGGTGAACTGCTGACAATGGACGAGTTTTATGAGGCGTGGACAAATTGGCTGCATAACTTTTACATGGTCAAACAGAGCAGCGCACTCAAACGACAGGGTGAGAAATACACAACACCGAAAAGCTGTTTTGAAAATGAGGATAAATATTTCAAGGCGGTACCGCCGAAGAGTTTTGCAACGATTTTGATGATGAAGTCAGAACGAAAGTTTGTTTACAATGTCGGCGTGAAGCTTGGCGGATATACGTACAGATCAGATGAACTCTGTACCTACATTAATGATTATGTGGACGTGAAATATGATCCTCATGATATGGCTACTGTTTACATCTTTAGAAATGGAAAGCAGGTCTGTGAAGCGTATTCGCAGGAACTTATGGTATTTGCATCACAGCATGGTGTAGAACAGAAGGCATTAAAAGAACATCTTGCCAGACAGAAACGGCAGATAGCTGCTGACCGGAAAATATTGCAGGATGCCAATGTGCCATTCGATAAGATTAACGACCAGTACAAAGGCTTTAATGAAACAACAGGCGGCATCGACCTCATGATCGGTAAGAAGTCCAAGAAAAAGGACAATGTTGTGCAGATGCCGGTGGATAACACATACAAAAATGGATTCCGCGGCGGAAAACAGCAGACAGAACAGCCGGAGGAAAACGAATACATGGCGCGTAAGGCAGAGGAAGCATTGAAAGCATTACGAGCGTTATAATCAGAATTTTTGTCACAAAAAAACGAGAAAGGATGGGAAATTTTATGGAGGCATTAAAGACATATACACAGGAGAAAACACTTGCGGAGCGTGTGAATGACATTTTGGCGGAGATCAAAATGACAAAACAGGAGCTGGCAATGCAGCTTAACATTTCAAGATCGGCAGTGAGCCAGTACCTGAATGGTAAATACAGTTCCAACCCGGAAGCAATCGAGGCGAGACTGAGAGATTTCGTTTCAAGCTACGATAGGGGCGATGATGTCGTGGAACGACCGGAAGCATTTTTAAACCGTGACAGCGAAGTGGTTGGCAGTGTGAAGCCTAAGATTGAGAACTTTGAATCCACAGATTACGTGCAGATCATCGGTGTGTGCCGGAGCTGCCAGGAAGATATGGCACTGGGAATCATCGTTGCAAAATCCGGTTATGGCAAGACACATGCCCTGCGGAAATATGCCACCATGCCGCGCGTCATTTATATAGAAGGAAATGAAACAATGAACTGCAAGGATATCATCCGCAGGATCGAGGGCAAGATTGGAATGCAGCGGAGCTATGGCAGTATTGATGAACGCACAGAAAAGATCATTGAGTTTTTTAATATCAATCAGGGATATCTCATCATCATGGATGAAGCGGACAAGCTTATTAATAAGTACACTCAGAAAAAGATCGAGCTGCTCCGCAACATTACCGATGGCGCACATGTTGGTCTGGTGCTTGCCGGAGAACCTATCCTTGAATCACTTCTCAAGACGTATGATGCACGTTTTGCCAACAGGATGGATTTTTACTATAAACTCCGTGGTCTGTCGGTGGAAGAAGTCAGGGACTATCTGGAAGGATACGACATCGAGGACGGTGCGATGGAGGAGTTCATCAGCCGGGCACGGAATACACAGACCGGATGTTTCCGTCTTTTGGACAGAACCCTGAACAATGTGATCCGCATCCTGAAAGACAGCGGTCAGACAAAAGTAACTATGAAGGTAATCAGTCAGGCATCGAACATGATGATGCTGTAAAAGGACGGTGAGCCTATGAAAAAAGGAATTTTAACACTGATCATGGCATTAGTTGTTGCGGTGCAGCCGGTGACGACATCGGGAGAACCGGAACAGGATGTTGAGCCGGATCGCATGGAAGAAACAACAGTGGAGGTGCAGGGACAAGTGGAGATTAGCAGTGTAAATGGGATTAATATCTTTAAACTGCCGGAAGAAACGGATATTCCGGAAGAATACCAGAACTACTGTATAGAAATCGGAAAGCAGTATCACATCTGCCCGGAACTTTTAATGGCGATGATCGAACAGGAGAGCTCCGGCAGGGCAGACGTTGTGAATGAGACTGGAGACACAGGACTTTTACAGGTAAATCCAAAGTGGCATAAGGAACGGATGGAGAGGCTTGGAGTGTCGGATCTGACAGATCCATATTCGAACATTCTCGTGGCAGCGGATTATCTGGAAGAGCTGTTTCAGGAAAGCGACGGCGACATTTATCTGGTGCTCATGAAATATAACATGAAACACGGAAGGGCAGAGGAGCTGTTCTATAAAGGAAAGTTTTCAGAGTATTCCGTTCTGGTGGAGCACAGGGCAAGGGAACTGCAGGAGCTGCACGGTATTAAGGGAGGCAGGTCATGATAAGGAGAATATTAATCGAGATGGAAGCAGAAGGATCAGAAGCACTTTTACCGGAGATAATGAGACTGGTCATGCAGCATGTGGATATGAATGAGCGATTCAAAATCGACCAGAGCATCATGCCGGATATTCTTCCCGGAAAAAATTCCGGGATAAAGATACCGGAATATGTGCAGCGCGGAATGACACTACGCGAAGAGGGTGTGCAGGAAAATCTGCTTTTTAATGGAAGGAGTGTGGCAGACAATGGCTAGTCCTACAATCAGAATGCTATGGGGAATCGCAAAGTCCCCGGAACTTGGAATGACGGATGAGGAACTTCACCTGCTTGTACTCTCGCACACCGGAAAAGACAGTATCAAACAGTTGAATAAAAGGGAACTGGGTGTGATGGTCTCTGTGCTTGCAGGGATGAAAGATTCCAGTACAAAGGGCGCAAAGAAACGGAAACACCAGACCGGGAACCCTGCAACAGTCAACCAGAGGAAGAAAGTATATAAGCTTGCAGAGGAACTTGGCTGGACAAAGAAAGCGAGGATCAACGGCTTCTGCAGGAGAATGTTTGGTGTGGAAAGTGTGGACTGGCTGAATTACATGCAGTGTTCAGACCTGATCGAAGCATTAAAGAGCATGGTGGAAAGGATGGAAAAAGAGGATGGAAAATGACAAGGAATTGCTAATGCGGCAGCCGGATGGGACGGAAGTGGAATTTGAAAAAGCTATTGTGGTCAATCTGCAGGGGAAATATGATGCGTCCGTACACTTTTTTAATTGTGAAGCAGAGGATTTCCTGAGTGCCGCATATGCAGTGCTTACTATTTTGGACAAGTTTGGAATAAAAGACGAATTTCTCAGCCGGTACGATGAAAATTCCTCAAATTGTAAAATCTATGGAGGAAGATACAATGGCGGAGATGAAGATTGTCCGGAATGAGAAAGGCGTATTTTTGGAATTCAAGGATGCGGATATGACGGACCGTGCAGTGATGTGTGGTGCACTCCAGCAGACCATCGGACTGGAAGCCTATAAGCACGGCATGAGCATGGATGATGTGAGGGATAACATGCTGGAACTGCATCTTAAGGCAATGGAGCAGTTGAAAGAACAGGCAGACAGAGAGGAGAGCGGAAATGGCAGCTAAGAAAAAGAGAATGACACAGAAGGAGAAGGATTTCAACAGAAAGTATAAGAAAGAACTGCAGGAGAAAGGGCTGATCCCTCCAGATAAAAAGAGACTGAACAGGAAAAAGTTCATAGAGGAAGCAGTGAGTGAATGGAATGACAGGGATTCAGACTGTTATATATGGGATTTCTATCTTATGAGAGCTGTTGGATATATGACAGCACAGGTAGGGCGGAATTTGAACCCGACACCGGAAGCGGTCGGAGTTGCAAAGCTGTTAAAGGCAGCCATGAAACTGAAGGAGTTCCAGGACAAGATCAAAAGTGAGGGGCGCGAGGATTACACGATTACAGAGGAATATGAGTATATCAAGGAAGTCCTCAAAATGTAGGAGGTGAGGAAATGCGAAAGAATGTCTATTATTGTGACCGCTGTGGATGTCAGTTGGAAGATTCCGGTACCAAGATCGTGCCACATTACTTTGACTTTATTACCGAAGATCTGACAGTACCGATAAATAAGGACATGGAAAACAGACACTATTGCATTGACTGTACCATGGAAGCATTGGAGTTTCTGGAACCGAAAAAGAAGCCAGAAAAGAAGCTGGAAGAAAATGTACAGAAAAAACCTTTGGATTCCGGAAAAGTCATGGCACTGCATAACGCGGGATGGGATAATGCCAAGATTGCGGATGAGCTGGGTGTAAGAGAACGGCAGGTTTACATGTGTATTTATTATCAGGAGAACAAAAAGAGCCTGACACAGGAGGAAAATCATGAGTGAGAGATATAAAAAACTGACAAGCCACGGAGCGATCAGCATTCCGGTGGCAATGAGAAGAGATATCGGACTGCAGGGCGGTGATCCTATGCAGGTATCACAGGAAGGCGGCAGGATCATCATTGAGTCATATGTTCCACGCTGCGTTTTCTGTGGGAATACTGAAAACGTGAAGAAATTTGAAGGGAAGGGAATCTGTGCATCCTGCGCACGGAAAGCAATCGCACTTTTGGAAGGAGGGGAAGACTGATGTATGAAAAAGAGAATGTAGAGCAGCTTGTAAGCCAGGCAGTAGCGCTTGACAAGGAACAGAAATACTGCAAAAGAAAACTTGATACAGTAAAAGCAAAGCTCCAGAGCAAGGGACTTGCAATGATCGATGATAGAAATGTGAAATATATCAAGTTTTATTCAGAAGATGGCTCTGTAGCAGTCGGGGACAGTTATAAAATGGACGTCCTGCGACCGGATAAATTAAAAGATATCCTGTCGGAAGAACTCTGGATGGCGAAAGTGAAGGAGAGCACTGAAACAAAGTATTCTTACGATCCGAAGCTTGAACAGATGTTAAAGGCTGTTTTCACGGAAGATTATACGTTTGAATGCAGTCTTGAGGAATTTCTTGATGAAATGTCTGTTAAACCGGACAGTAAACAGAAAAAATTGCTGCTTAAGAAATTAAAAGGCGATTATGCAAAAGACAGAGAGACGCTGCTGAGCGTATTCGGTTACGAAGATGCTGACACTGCTCCGGATTTTGATGTGGAGCTTTACTATATTTGCAAGATTAAAAATGGAGAGCTTATCCGGGCATTTCTTCCGGAGGAGTGTCTGTCACAGACGATCGAGGACATCAAGAAGTGTCTGATCGTCGAATCCAAAACAAGTATCACTATTGATTATGACAATGAATAAGGAGGAAGAGTCATGAGTGAAATTTCAAGTGAAGCAAAAAAAGCAGGTGTTTTAGAT